GAAGAAAATCCGGACAACGTCTCTGTCAAGAACGCAAAAATAATTGCAAGTGCACTTAATGAAAGTGTCAATACAATTTTTTTTAGCGAATAATCTACAAAATGTAGAATCTTTTTCAAGGGAGGTTGAACAAATGTTTGAAACAAGGAGCGCCAGAGTAATTCAGGTAATTGAAATCAAAGCAGACCGAGGTCTTGGAACAAAACAAGACCCAGTAAGAGGAGTAACTCAATACTGGGGCTTGGATGGAAAACTTTTGGCAGAGGTTGATACGATTGATCGCTTAAAAATGGGAGATATCAGGGAATTGACGGAGCCTGTTTTGAAGAACCAATGAGTTTTTTTGCTTCTCGGCAGGTAAGATCATAATCCACAGCAGCAACTGTCGTGGCAACAAACGCTTTGAGGCTTTCTAAATCATAATCCTCATGTTTACGAACATAATGAGTTTCGTCATTGCCAATCCATGCGGATGCTATTGCGAGTGACTTCATGTCAGGCTCTTTTATATAGGCGTTTATACATTGAGAAAGCATTTGTGATTTGATGTTTTCTTCATCTTCAGGATGAAAGGCAATTGCATAGTCTTTGACCAAAAATTCAAGAGCTTTGCGATACCCCATACCGCATATTTCGGATAAACCAGCGTCTTCAGCAATTTTGGATTGCTGATAGATTTCGATAAATTTGGGAGATAGTTCTTTTATTTTTTCTGAAAAATGCTGCTTAGGAAACGGAACGGGGAGGATTTCGACGATCTCGGAATCATTTCCGCCATATCCGGAAACCCACACGCGGTAAGTGACGTAAAAACAGCGATCGCAGGCAGGACAAAAATATAAGGAATATACATAGGTTTTTTTAGTATCATACCCCAATTTTGACTTGCAGATGTAGGAAATTAGCGGTTCGCGTCCGTAAGAGACGCCGCATCTGGGGCAGGTGGACGGAATATTAACAGGAACAATGGAATTTGCTGTTTGAGGATTGATACTAATAGCTTCAATTGAAATTTCCATGAGATTTTTCCTTTCAGGTAGTGTTAAAGCGCTTTGAAATGGAGCTGCAAATAATTTTAACAAAATTATAAAAAGAAAGGGACGAAAAATCAAGATGGAAGGAGGTGATGTACTGTGGAACATTTTAATGCTATAGAAGCGAACATGGCACAGATGAAATATTGTAAAAAAAATAATCTTCCGCATTTTGCACCGGAACAGTATTGC